TGCACGTCTTACACCTTCGAGAGCGTACCTTAACGCATCAATTAGATGGTTTTTCTTATCCTCTAGTATAGGCAATATATTACCAGTTAGCGAGTCTTGCTTATAACTGTAAAGAGTTAATTCGTCAATAGTGTGCAAACAACGTGGGTGGACAATGATGTCATAGCTCTTTATGAACTCTACCCCTTCCTCTACAGACTTAGCACCTTTAACCGCTTTCATTATCTTTGGAAAGCCGTTGTTACGCATATAGCTAATGGTCTCAGGTCTAGCCGAGTCAGCAACAATCACCCACTTCTCAGCCTCAGGTACGGTTATAAACAGTTCAGGTGTGTTGACAATCTCACAGCCAACCATGTAAGCCTCGTAGTCGATGTATAAATTCCTGCCGATAATGTGGCATCTAATCAACGTGGTCGGGTCTACAGCAAAGCCCCAGTCAGCACCGAGCCTATGCACAGCGTCTTCAGGTGCTTCGAATTCCTCGACACGCCAATTCTTAAACACCCTTGTTTCTGCATTAGCAAGATACTGACCTTCCCAAACGTGGTTATATTTATCTATGTCTCGTGACTTATCGTACTCAAGTTCTTTTCTAAGTGTCTTGGGAAACCAAGGATTTTCTTGCCAGTTGACGTGCAGTAGTTGGCTATCAGGTGGCAAGATGGATTGCTTAAACATCGAGTCAACAGGGTCTGTGTCTTGGTTTGGATTCCATGTAAAGATAATCTGCGAATTCTCTTTACGAATGGTCGGTATCAAAATATCTAAGCTCTTTTGGCTAACCGTTTGAGCCTCTTCTACCCAACAGATGTCTATGCCTTCCATAGACTTGACCGACTCAGGGTTACTTCTCAGCCCTGCAAACAAGAACAGAGACCCGTTCTTACCCCTAATCTCTGTGTCTGTAATATCGTAAAAGCCCTCTAGGTTGACCTTCTTAATCTTGTCATCAAGTAACCGCTTAACCGAGTCTTTGATGCTTTTCTGTATCTCACGACTGCAAAGTATTCGGAGTGGTTTAGACGCTGCACGAATGATAAGCGACTCAGCGACAGAATGACTCTTACCAGAACCACGACCACCTTTGATCGCAATGTATCTCAGCTTATCGTTGAACAGTACCTCAGACCAATTCGGTAGACTTGTCTCGGTCACGGCTTAACAAAGTTCACTTTAATGTTCAAATCTATTGGTGCACCATCTGCACCTGTATGCTCTATACGGTCAGTTTCACGCCATCCTGCTTGTGTCTTTAAGTAGAACATTGCCGCCACTTTGTCCCCTGCCATAGCTTGCTGGATTAAACCTTGCGCTACTGCTCCAATTGCTTTTGCTTTTCCTCTTTTATAGCGTAAAGAAATGTCTGGCTCCCGTTCCATCATAGCTAACAATGTTGGGCGAGTAATACCAAAATAATCTGCTATCTGATCTTGTGTCAAATAAGCAGCCAAAGCTTCTACCTGTGCTTTTTGCTCTTCATTAAGTTCTTTTGCTTTACGTCCCATTCTAGTCCCAATAATTGTTAAATGCTTTTAATGGGTAAAAAACCAATGTATTTCTATAACCTTCGTTACTTAATTTTTCTATTGGTGTTACTCCATGCACATTTCGCCACGCTGGGTAAACCAACATTGAATTATCACAACTGTCTACAGTTGCATTGTAGTCAGGTATTGTAGTATTGCCACCTTTAGAGCTTTTACGTTTAGCAATAATGACATTGACGCAACCTTCTAAATTTGCGGCATCTCTATGGTATGCAGCAGCTATGTTGTAATTGCTAATGCTACTGGTAAACAAGTTGCCAAATCTAAACTTTGGTGGCACGTTTTTACTTATCAATTCTAGCTGTTTTTCGTATATTGTCGGAGCAATATCTCGTATAAGCTCTTCAGCTTGTTTGCAAGCTAAAAGCATAGCTTTAATAAATATACCTGCTGACTTAACTTGATGCACACTAGAGATGGTAGGATAATCACGACGCATGTGTGGCTTTGGTGCTACTGAACCAAGTATTGTGCTGTATTGTGTTACCAGGTTTTTACCTGCCTTTAGTCTTTCTAGCTTTTGTTGTTTGTTCCCTTGTGGGCCACGACTCATTTCTGTTTTTGGTACTCTTTCTGAAAGTAGCTCTGCATTTGCAATATCTATAAACTGTCTTAGCTTTTCGGGTATCTGCTTTACATAGAACCCGATAACTTCACCTTTGTCAATAAAAAGGCTGTCTTCTGTAATGTTTGGCTCTATAGTCGGGCATTTATCACCAATTTTAGTTTGGTGTTCTGCTAATTGCAAATGTATGTGCTTCATAGCAATATCTCGTTTTTACGTTTAGGGTTTAATTTAATTTTATTGCCCCACTTATTGCGTAGATACTCTATGTTTTGTTGTTCTTTACTTTCTGTTCTATAGGCAACAGCACCACCAGCATTGCTATAATGCTCAAACGTCCATAAGTACTTTTGATAGCGTATACAAATGCCATAAGTCTTAATATGCTCAAGGGTAAAGTCGTAATCTTCTTTAAGGCTTAGCCTATCATCAAATCTAGGCTTTGATGGTTTTACAAACAAAAGGTCTCCAATGCAAAACGCGTTTTTAACAATTTTTTTTGCTGCAAAAAAATGATTATCAGTAGGTGGAATGCCAAGCAAATATATTCCAGAGGTTTTTTTAAACATTTCTGCAACTTCTTCAATAGCAGAATCACTTTCTACTTTTTTTTCTTGCAAAAAAGACTTATTTGTTCTGACTTTTTTTAGATCATCAGATAATTGGATACACATTTGGTTGTTTTCAAATGCATGATTTAACGCCCAATTTCGGCTTTGCATAAGCGTGCCAGTTTCGTACACATTGACACAACCATTGTTTTCATAAAGGTTTTTTTGCCCTTGTTTTACACAAAATAAGTAATTTTTCTTTTGTTTATCATTGAAATTTAACGATAAGTATCTATCAGCAGATATTACATAAACTTGATGGTTCATAGGTTACTCTTTTCTGCTTTAAGGTGTTGCAAAATCATATACCCTACATCTGCGCCCTGACCACGCCAATATTTAATAACTTGTTGAGCCTCTTCATAGTGGTCAATGTCAAACTCTATTTGTATTGCTTTTTTAACGCCAGAAGCCATTGCATCAAGTTGTTCGTCAACGTCTGCTTCGTTTAAAATATCATAATTGATTGGATTAAAGTTTATTTCTGAACTATCAAAACCTATTATTTCTATATCGAACTGATTTTCTTGCAAGTGTTCTATTTCTATTTTTAAAAGGTTGTAATCCCACCCAGCATTGAGTGACAATTTATTGTCGGCAAGTATGTATGCCTTTCTTTGAGTGTCAGATAAGTGGTCTAGCTCTATGCAAGGAACCTCAGACAAGTTTAGCTTTTTAGCAGCCATAACTCTACCGTGACCTGCAATGATGCTTCCATCACCAGTAATCAGAATTGGGTTAGTAAACCCAAACTCTTTTATGCTTGCAGCTATTTGTGATACTTGTTCATCACTGTGTGTTCGAGCATTATTGATGTATGGCAACAAATCAGTTATTTGTTTAACAATAATATTTCTTGACTGATTTACCATCTTGCACCCCGCGACAGGCAATTATCTGCGTTAAAAAAACCCCGTCATGTTTCAGACGGGTAAAGGGTTATTCACCCAAGGAGAGTCTTAATAATATCACAGTCTTTGTTTTGGCAACAACTCTAGTGCAGTCTTGTAAGACCATATCTGATGCGGACTCAATAGCTCACCTGCTTCGTCACGGGCTTTTAATCTTCTAGCCCATGCTTTGTAGTCCTTATCCTTTTGCGGCTCTACAAGGGTCTTTACCATCTTTAGAATCTCGCTATCTACAATCTCGGCTGGAACTTTAGGCGATTCAAGGTGTTTGTAATCAGGTTTAGGTGCTTGCTTGCATAGCGTTTTAAATTGCATCAAGTTCGGACAGTAATCGGGTAGGTTTTCTAATGCCCAACCGATAGCTTTTAGGTTGTCAGCAAATGATGCCAACTCATGCGCCCATACAGTCTTAATGTCAGTCATAGGTACGTCTGCCCATTGTCGTGTCCAATGTGCGCCATAAGTGGCTGAAAGCCGTTGAAATAGTCGGTCAATTGCTTGGGTTGATAAGCTCATTGTTCTATCCCTAAAAAGATTGGCGATGTGTCAATTGTTTGGTGGTCATCAGGCCATTGCTGACCAGTCATTTCTTCCCATTTCTTGCGCCTATTTATTGCGTCTCGTTCTGCAAATGACACTTGACTTGTTACCGTTTTTTGGTTTCTGCACCAATTACGCCACGTTGCTAACCAATCAGCTTTTAATCCTTTGCTATGTGGGACAGATAGCCAGTAGTCTTTAAACTGTTCAGCAACTTGGTTGGGATTTAAATCTTTACGGTTTTCTTTGCACCATATCGCCCATTCATCTGGCAGTTCCCAATCTGATGGCAACCTTGTCGACTTTGCTTTGGAGGCTTTAGCCTCTATATCTTTTATATGTTTATTGTTTATTGTTTCATGTTTACTGATTACTGAATACTGATTA